TCTACTGAATAAATCTTTATCAGCCATTTTTTTAATCCTCTTATTTAATTAACCAAGTTAAATCTTCTTTTTCCCCTCTAACATCCATTTCCCAAGAATCATTTGTTTCGGTATTTGAAGTATACACTCCTGGATTGTGTCCAATACCTTGAATTGCTTTCTTAGAAAGTTCTATACCTTCACTTCTTAATCTTAGTGCGGTATCTCTGACCCAAAGGGCTATTGCAAAAGACATTACCAAATCATCATTGTATCCGGTCATTGCTTCCGCTCTGTTTCCATTATAAATAAATACAAATAATTCATCAATTAATCTTTGAGAATGAACCACTACTGATTCTTCTCTAAACATTTCCTCTAACTTTGCAACAATTAAAGGTCTTGTCTTTGATGTCGTTGAAAAACCAGGAACCATATTTCGTTCTTGACTTCTATATTTATTTGTTATTTGATGTTGAACATCAACATATTGCAAATCTTTACTTGTATAAAACAAGTTTGGATATTCTCTATCAATGACTTGTTGAATTGCAGCCCAACCAATATTGTTGTTTTCCACAACCAACAAAGCATTGTTATATTCACTAGCCACATTGACTAACATATTTCCAAAATCTTGTGTAGAGATTTTACCTTTGTATTCAGCTACTTGTTCCAAAGATTCTACATCTATAATATGGAACGCTGAATAGTCTGTTCCGTCACCTCTACTAACATCGGCACTTACCACATAATTCTTAGTATAGTTTGGTGGTTGCCATATCCAATAGTTAGAGTCTATACCTCTCTTTTCCATTGGTTCTCTTACACTACTTTCTTTTAAATTTTCAAGTAGTAAACCATCAATAACACCACGACCAGAAGTGATAAAGTCACAATCACATTCTTGAGCGGCTAATGAAGGCCCTAATAATTTATCTTGTTCATCTCTCCAACTTTGTTCTCTTTCAGGGTGAACTGACCAATGTAATTTAATAAAATTAAAATCATTAGTTCCGTCTTCAGCACCTATCCAAGTTTTATGGAAAAAATTACCAACACCATTTGGTGTAGAGATAACTAAAGCTCTACCACCAGTCGCTAGTGTTTGTTGTGCGGCTCCCCATATTGTATCTATCTTATCGATAAATGCTGCCTCATCAATAATAAGTAATGACAAGGCTTCGGAACGACCTGATTCCTCAGAACTCGCTACCGCTTTAATTTGAGAACCATTTTTATATCGTAACGATAATTTATTATCCTCAACACAAGGTTGTTTTAACCAACCTGGTAAGTTAGCGTGCATCACTCTAACTTTTGTTACTAAATTCTTTGCTGTTTCTTGTTTTGTAGCGATAACCAAGATATTCTTATCTTGTTGAAATGTCATCATCCACAATGCATATCCAGCAGTTAATGTTGATAAACCCAATTGACGAGCCTTTAACACAATATTATAATCGTGTTGCATAAAAGATTGTAGTGATTTTTCCTGAAAGTCGTATAAGTTAAAATTAACTTTACCTCTAACAGGGTGTTGGATTATTCCATACTTACCCAAAAAATAAACTGGGTCAGTTGCACACTTAGCATATTCTCTTTTAATGGCTTCTTTTAATTGTTTTTTATCTTCCATTAATTAACTATTTCACCGGCAAGTTTTACTGAAACTGAAGTTGCAACTACACCAAATGTAAAATACAACCACTTGTTTTCATACCATTTAGGTTTAACAAGTTTAATCTGTTTCTCGTATAAGACTTCTCGGTCTTTTAAAATATCTACTTGTTGAGTTTTAAATGAAATCAACATTGAATCAATTTGTGCTTGATTTTCATATTTTTTCATTAACTCATCATAAATACTAATTTGCTCTGTTTGGTTCTCAACTTGCGTTTGTAAATCTTTTACTTTGTTAGCCATATTAGTGACTTCTTCTTCAGTAAAAGTATACACTTTATCTTGAGAATAAATAAACCCAAACAAAGCTAACATTACTATTAACTTTTTCATATCTTTACCTTTATTTACTAAAATCTTTTAAGAACTCTGCGGCTTTGTCAGAATCACCTTTTTCAAAAGTCTTTTCCATTTTCGTTGTTTTCTTTTTAGAAATGGTTAGTTTTCTTTTTAAAGAAGTAATTTCTTTTTTGTTCTTTTTCTTATTCTTTTCTAACTTAGCAATTTTAGTTTCAACACTCTTTTCTTCTTTCTTAGATTCATCAATTTTACCTTCGAGTTCTTTTAACTCTTTAGATTTTTTAGAACCTGCGATAGCACCAAAGATTGTTCCTATTACTGCTAATAGTCCAAGTAGTTTTTTTAACATTATTTTTCTCCTTACCTATAAATAGTTGGTTATATGTTTTCTCTCATTTTTTTCAAGTCTTTTATAGCATCATCAGCAAGTTTATTTAAAGCTTCTTCGTTAACTTTCGCTTTTTCAATTTTGACCTCTGGGTTTTTAATACCAACATCATAAACTTGGTCAACTGGTCTTTCTTCTCTCCATTGTTCAATACCTTGAATCATATCATCAACCCACGCTCTTTGATTGTCTTTTGCTTTGTTTATTGCCCAATCATCATATTTACCTTCAAGTCTTAATTTATTCTCAAAGTCTATTTGACAATCAAAACAATGTTTGTATAAATACCAAAACTTATTATCAAGTTTTTTCTTCATTGTTTTTTTACACTCTGGACAAAATAAAGGAACTCTTACCTCTGACATAATATCAGTTAATTCTGATTTTATATCACCTTTTTCTTTTTGTTTTCCTTCATAACCTACCATTGACCTTTTTTCAACTTCTTGTCCTTTTAGTAGATTACCTAATGCTTTATTCTGTCTTTCTGCTTCTTTTGAATATCCTGCCATTAAAAACTCACTAACCCTAATATTTGATTTACGGGTGCGAACGCACCAGTAAACTTATAGGTTTTTCCTTTATATTTAAATACTATTCCTTCAACTGGGACTATCTTTTTTAGTCCACCAATCGAATTTAATTTTTCTAATTGTTGTTTTAAAGTTATCATCTTTTTCACATCTTTTGCTTTTCTAACTGCTGTAGAAGCTTTTAAAACTTCTTTCCTAATTTTTTCTACAGCTTTTGTTGGATTAGCTGCAATAAAGTTTGATAAATTTTCTAATATATCAGCACCTACCGCAAAGAAAATTTTTTCAAATGGTAACATATTTTTCTTAACCATATTTTTGTGGTCTTGTTTGTCTGTATTCAAAACCCATTCTAAAAATTTTGGTTGTTTTTTTAAATCTTTTTTCATCTGTGGTATTTTGTAAGCTTTATCAAAGAACGCCCATCTTTTAGTCAATTTTTTTAAAATTGTTTTAGGAATTGTATAACCAAATTGTTGTCCTGCATTAAAAATATATTCTTCCCAAAAAGATTGATGATATTTACCTAATGTATCTGTATCTTTTAAACCAAATTGAGATTGTAACTTATTTACTCTCTTATAATAAATATCAACTTTTTTCCCAAAATCAATTTTTTTTGGTAAATCTAAAACTCTTGGTTTTATTATCTTAAAATGTTTTCCAATGTCTTGATTTACTTGTTTAATCATACCTTGCAACATTCTACCTGAACCTTTTACTTCTCCAACTGCATTACCATTTTTGTCATATTGAATTGAATTGTGAAATTGTAGAATTTGTTTATCATAATCTATTACATTTGATGATGCTGGATAAATGATTTCTAAGTTCATAAATATTTCACCATTTTTAAAAATTTTGTCTTTTTGTTTATCACTTAAACTATTAATTGATTTTGTTAAGTCTGACATTGCAAAAACAAAAGCATCTCTAATATCACCACGACCACTAAACTTTTTAGCTACTCCTTTTGCATCTAAAGCGTTTTGTCCACGATTTTTGATTTGTCCTTTGTTTCTTGCAGCTAAAACTTTACCATCACGATAAGTAATCATTAAATTTTGTCCGTCTGTTTTTTCTGTTACGGCGTCTTCACGATTTAATTCACCTGATAAACCTAATTTAATAATCTTTTTTAAATCACCAAAAGTTAATTTGTTATCATCAAACGGGTGTGACATATGTCCGTAAGCTCCACCCTCTACGAGTAGTTGAACTTCTTCTGATAAATCTAATGATTCTTCCAATGTATTTAATAATGTCATACCAGACATTAACTCTTTTCCTCTAACTTTGGCTCTTTCAGTATTTCCTAAATCGTAACGACCTGGTAAAACTGGTGCTTCTACTTCAACACCTGTATAACCACTTAAATCTGGTTTAATTCCCATATACTTAATTACTTCATATCCTAATTGTTTAGATATTCTGTCTGCTACTTCAATGTATCTTTTGATTGGTTCTTTAACACCAAATCTCTTTCCGTATTCTCCAGTATTTTCTCTACCGAAAGCAACTGAAGGAACAATATTCATTTCTAATGTGTAGTCATCTTCTGGATTTTGTGCTGTTCTACTGATTAAATAATCATAAACTTCCCAACCATAAGTTTTACCCATTTCTTTAATCCACTTACCAGCTTGAGTTTCGTAATCATTAAATCCTTTGTAAAAAGTTGGTGGGCCGTCATCAGTTGGAAAGTTAGCACCTGTTGAGGCTTCTTTGATAAGTTTTTTAATGTAATCTTTGTTTTCAACAATAAATTTAGAATACACTTCAAATAATTTTCTAAACTTATTTGTCAACATATTGTAAACACCTTTATCGAAATAACCAAATGTTTTTTTAAATATTATTTTTCTACTTTCCTCTTTTACTTTTGGACTACCTAATAATCTTCTGATTTCTGTTCCACTTGAAATACCACTTACATTTACATGCGGTGCAGTATAAATATATCCGTGTGTTTCGTAACCTACCATATTGTTTTTATTTTTCTTGAAATCTTGATAATAAGTTAAACCACCTGATTTTTTCTTTCCACCCTTTAATCTTCCTGCATCTTTTGCACCAAAAACATAAACAACAGCTGTTTTATCTGAATCAAATTTCTTCAATAAATTATTTG